AAGCGTTTTAATGCTTTATATCGACTGTTGACCAACGTTTTAATGTTGGTATTTTAAAAATAAAAACTATATTTGTAAATAATAATTAATTAAATAAATAAAAATGGAAAAACTAAGAAAGATTCAAGCCGAATTAAAAGCACCAAAAAACCAAAGAAACAACTTTGGTAAATACAATTACAGAAGTTGTGAAGATATTCTTGAGGCAGTTAAACCTCTACTGGATAAACACGAATGTACATTAACAATCTCTGATGAAGTAAGAGAAGTATGTGGTGTATTGTTTGTTGAAGCAGTAGTATTTATATCTGATGGTAAAGATTCAGTACATACTAAAGCACAAGCTGGTATAGACCCAAACAGAAAAGGTATGGACATTAGCCAATCATTTGGTAGTAGTTCATCTTATGCACGTAAGTATGCTTTAAATGGCTTATTTTTGATTGATGATACAAAAGATGCAGATTCTACAAATACACACGGAAAAGGTGCTAAAACAACTGAAAAGAGCTGGTTAAACAAAGGTACTGTTGAATTTAAGAAAGTACAGACATACTTAAAAGGTGGTGGTAATATTTCTAAAGTAGAAGAAAAGTACAGAATATCAAAAGAAGTAAAAGAATTATTAACTAAATAAATATGAATAACTTTGAATTAAGAAAAACCAAGAAAGACCATTACAGATTCTTTATTAATGGAGTAGATGTAACTGGCGAACAAGAAAGAAGCACTTTTAGACACATTATAGAAGTGATTGATAACGGAATAACAACTGGATTATAAATTAAAATTAGAAATTATGAGTGCAAAAAAACCTTACTTATTAGGAGACGTTGAGTTACAACTTGACACAATTAAAAAGCTTTCTCAATACTTTGAGAACATCTTAACCTACAACGCAAAAAGAGAATTAGTGCCAAAGAAAGGAGAAGATGGAAAAGAGTTAAAGAAACTGAAGTTAAACTTTTCAATTTTTGAAGAAGGTAACTATGGGCAGAATGTATCTTTTACTATTCCTCAAACAAAAGAGCAGAGAGAGAACGGAGAGAAAAAAAGGTATGTTGCCAATGGTAAAATTTACTATGCATCAGATGACTTACAATCTTTTGTTCAGAAGTCAGAAGCAAAGGCAGAGAAAGCAACACCAGTTGCAGCAGACGATTTGCCATTTTAAATTTATAGGGAGGTGTAAAAGCCTCCTTTTTTTTCACTATGTGGAACTATAAAGGACAAAGAATAAAATCAAGAGAAGATTTACCAGCAGATGCAGTTGGGTTTGTTTACAGAATACTTAACAGACGAACAGAACAAGTTTACATTGGTAAAAAGATACTGCTTAACAAACGCACAAGACCACCTCTAAAGGGGTATAAAAGAAAGAGGGTTGATTACGTTGAGAGCAACTGGATGAAATATACTGGAAGCAATAAAGAAAGTAAAAAATGGCAGATTAAAGATTGTTATAGAGAAATTATATACATTTGCTACAATCGAACAATGATGAGTTATTATGAAACCAAGTTACAATTTACAGAGAACGTTTTAGAAAATGATAAATTCTTAAATGATAATGTACTTGGTAAATATTATAAAACAAAAATACAGAAATACATAGATGAAGCAAAAAATAAAAACGAATGAGCAAATTGAAGAAGATAGAATGGCAATGCAGATGCTTGAAGAAGAAGCAAATGTAGATATATCAGAAGTAATAAAATACCCTCCAGTATCACTTAGTTGTGGATCTTACATTGATAGAGATGTTGAAGGTAATGAAATAGAATACCCAATACCAATTGGCACAGATGGAAACTTTAGTTTTGTACAAGCATTTCCAAAAGTAGGTAAATCATTTTTTATCAGTTTACTTGTATCAGCATATCAAAGTGGAGGTAATAAATACTCTGGTAATATTAAAGGACATAGACGAGGAAGAAAGATAATTCATTTTGATACTGAGCAAGGTAAGTTTCATTGTCAGAAAGTATTTAGGAGACCAGTAATAATGAATGAGCTGCAAACTGATGACAACTACCATACTTATGCATTAAGAGCAATGACACCAAATGAAAGGGTTAATTTTATTGAATACATACTTTTTGATAAATACAATGAAAATAAAATAGGTTTAATTATTATTGATGGTGTTGCAGATTTATTAAATGATGTTAATTCAATGACAGAAACAAATTATGTTGTTCAGAAGATTATGACTTGGACTGCAAAAAAACAATGTCATCTTTTAACAATTATACATCAAAACTTTGGTAGTGATAAACCAACTGGAAATTTAGGGAGTGCGTTAGAAAAGAAAGCAGAGACACAAATAAAGTTAGAAAAAAATGAAGTTAATAAAGGCTGGATTACTGTTGAATGTAAAAGAAGTAGAAATAGAAGTTTTGATCCTTTTAGTTTTTCAGTAAATGATAATATACTACCAGAATATGTTAATAACGATTTTGAATTTTAAGTAACTTTTTGGTTATATTGCATCTATGAAAAATTGGAAAGAAAAAGATTTATTTGAATGGCTATCAAAAAACCATTACAAGACATTAGTAAATAGTAAAAATCCAATATCAAGATGGGATTGCTACGACATAGAAACGCAAAGCAGAATAGAATTAAAGTGTAGGAAGAAGCATTACAACACTTTACTACTTGAAAAGCCTAAATACGATGCTTTAATAAAAGAATCAAATAAACACTTTGACGTACCAATATACATTAATAGTACACCAGATGGAATTTATCTATTTAACTTAAACAAAATAGATTTAAAATGGTTTGAGAAATCATTACCAGCAACATCAGAGTTTAAAAACAGAAGATGGATTAAAAAAGAAGTAACAGAAATAAACATAAAACAAGCAATAAAATTAAAATAAAATGATAGGTACAGAAATAAAATATAAAATAGATAATTTTTCAGAATTGATAGATTTAGATTATTATAAAAAATATAATGAAGAGTATAATTATTTAATTAAAAGAAAAAAAAAAAATAAAAAAGAAAGTATAATACCTTTAAATACATCAGGAATATATTTATTTTACAATAAAGAAAAAGAGATTGTTTATATTGGCAAGACAAAAAATTGCATAAAGCAAAGAGTACACCATCACATAATTAACACTATTTCTGATTATGTAATTAATAGAGGTGATTTTGAAGAAAACTTCAGATTGTATAAGAGAGATAAGTATAAGTATTTAGCCTACATTAGAGTTGATAAAAACAGTATTCATTTTGTAGAAAGTTTTTTAATAAATAAATACAATCCTATCTATAATTTAGAATTTAATGAAAATTTTAAAATGCCTGAAGATTTCTTTTTGCCTAACCCTAATCAAAACGAAATTGATGAGCTATATCACTCAATAGTATAAAATAAAAAAACTAAAATAAATGGAAACAATTAAACTATTAAACAACGAAGTATTTAACAAGAAAGACATTTTAAGTAAGATGATGGATGATGAATTTTACTATAGTTACTTAGGTGTAAATGCATTATCAAGTTCAGCATCAAAGAAACTTTTAGATTCTCCTTATGCTTATTATCGTTCACTAACAGAAAAGCAAACAAATGTACAAGCATTAAGAGATGGGCAATTAATACACCTTATGGTACTTGAGCCAGAAAAGGTAGACTACTTAACTTTTACAGAAGGTACAAAAGCATCAAAGCAATATAAACTTGCAGTACAAGAGCTTGGCTCACACAATGTATTTACTAACTCAGAGTATCATAAAGCAAAAAAGATATCTGAAAGAGTAAGAAGTGTAACTGATGTAAAGAACATACTGGAGGGTGCAAGATTTGAAATACCAGCAATTGATACCTATAATGATTTAGCATTTAGAGGTAAAGCAGATATATTGAAGGATGGTGTTGTCATAGATTTAAAAACAACTGCTGACATAAAAAGTTTTGAAAGGTCTGCTAATCACTTTTCTTATGACTTACAAGCTGCATTGTATTTAGAATTGTTTGGAGCATTTGACTTTGAATTTGTTG